AGCGTGGTTGGAATAAAGTTAAATGGGGGAGAAAATAATGTATGAGTACTATGTAAGAAAAGTAGAGAACGTAGTAGATGGAGATACCATTGATGTTCTTATTGATTTAGGGTTTGATATTTTGTTTGCATCCCGTGTAAGATTGGCTGGTATTGATACCCCTGAGTCTCGCACAAAGGATCTTGCTGAGAAGGCTCTTGGTCTTGAGGCTAAAGAGTACCTAAAGAAGTCTTTAAAAGACGCTAAGTCTGTTATTATCAAGACTGAAAAGATGGACTCATCTGAAAAGTATGGTCGCATTTTGGGCTGGGTATATGTTAATGGAGACACAGTATCTCTCAATGACAAAATGATTAATGATGGGTATGCCTGGGGCTACCTTGGGGATACTAAAGTTAAGGACTTTGAGGCACTTAAAAAGGCTAGATTAAAATCAGGTAAGTAATGAACATGATTCTTTATTTTACTGCTGATTGGTGTAATCCTTGCAAAAAAACAAGGCCAATCGTTGAAGAGTTAAACCGTGAACAAATCATGGCTAAATTCTTTATTATTGATGTTGATTCAGAAATTGAGATGGCTCAAGACTTTGAGATTAGATCTGTTCCTACTTTTGTAGTAATGAAAGACAACAAAGAGATTCATCGTGAAACTGGCGCAAAGACAAGGCAGCAGTTAGAGGAATTGATTAGGTATGAGTAACAAGGAAGACGAGTTAATAAAGAACCTCATCCTTCAAGGTGCCTTAGAGGTTGCTGGGGTAGACTCTGAAACTGGGGAGTTCCTTTATGCTATAACCTCTAGGATGAAAGAGATTATGCCAGACATGTATGAAGATCATCTTAAGACAGTAAACAGGGATCTGCTAAACCTATGGGAAAAAGGTTATGTAGACATTGACTTTTTCTTGCCAGACCCAGTAGTTACCATATCTAAAAAAGGTCTGGATAAAAATGAGATTTCTAAACTTACTAAGCCAGAAATCTGGGCACTAGAAGAAGTCAAAAGACTATTAAAGAAGTAAAATCTGATATAATCAATGTATAGACTAGGAGGTTCATTATGAACCACATTAAAGAAGGCGATTTTGTGATGGGTTCTACCTCTGAGGGTATGGTCCACGGAGTTGTAGAGCACATCATGATTGAAGGTGGGACACTAGGTACGCCTGGATCAGAGTATGCCCTTGAATCAATGCCACCAGAAAACCCAGCAATGTCTGTTAGAATTTATAAAGAAGAAGATGGCAAGTGGGAACCAACCGCTTACAGTATTGGAATGATGTATATGGATGCAAAGGTTGCAGATATAAACAATCACATGATGGAAGACGATAGCGAAGAAATGGATTCAGAAGTTGCTATGGCAATGTACGATTCATCAATTGGCAAAGCAAAAAAGCCTAACTATGCAGATATAATTAAGCCACGTTCAGGTGGATCAGAACCTTCTAATCCAAAACTTTATGCAAGAGTTGTACAAGCAGCAAAGGATAAATTTGATGTGTATCCCTCTGCAGTTGCAAACTCTTGGGTAGTACAAGAATACAAGCGTCGTGGTGGAACATACAAGTCTAAAAAAGAATTAGGATCAGATAATTTTTGGAATGGATTTTTAAAATAATGCCAAAGAAAAAAGCACAATCATTTAATGCAACACAAATTAAAGACGGAAAGATTGTACGCATGAATAAAAACGGTACAGTTAAATCTATTCTTGGTCCATATGAAGTAAAGCATACAAAGAAGGATAAATAATGGCAGAGACATACTCACCTAATGCAGGCATGAAGGCTGCTGCAAGACGTGCTTTAAAGTATAAAGAAGATGGTAAAGCAAGAGGTGCTGGTACTCCAGTAGGTTGGGGTAGGGCAACTGATATCGTAAATGGTGCAGCCATGTCTCTTGATACTGTTAAAAGAATGTACTCTTTCTTTTCACGTCACGAAGTAGATAAAAAAGGAAAAGATTTTGATAACGCAGAGAATCCATCTAATGGCAAGATCATGTGGTTAGCCTGGGGTGGAGATGCAGGATTTGCTTGGAGTCGGGCAATAGTAAACAGAGAAAAAAGTAAAGCAGAAAAAGCATGGGATGGAAGTCCATTTAGTTTAAGGGGGAAATAAATTATGGAAGACTTAACAGTTGAAGAAGTAAGACAGTTAGTTATATTTTATAAGCAAAAGGCAACAGACATGGAGTTTAACTTGTTGCAATCACAGTTAAAACTTAATAGAGTTTTGGCTATAGATCCAGCATTAGAAAAAAATAATATTAGCAAAAAAAATAACTAAATAGTTAGGAGAAACCATGGAGATTGCCCTAGTTGTTGGCTTGACATTGGCTGTGTTTTCCTCTATACTTATAGTAATAAGTAAAAAAGAAAAGAAATCTTTTAACAAAACCTTATATCGTCAAAGCGATATGCACAATATGTTAAAGGAGTTTTTCTTTAGAGATATTTTTGATAACGAAGTTGCTTCTTCTCAATCTAAGATTTGGAAAGAAAAGAAAACTACTAAGTTTCTTGTAATAGATCAAAAAGCATATTGGGTATCTAATAATATGTTCTATGTTGGTGACACAGATAATGGTCAGGTTAGACCAGAGACTGGAAAACCAATAGACATATCAACGATGTCTCCAAAAGAAGTAAACAAAATGTTATTCATCCTGGATAACTTAAACGGTGGGAGAAAAAATGATAGTGGCGGTGCAAGGAACTAACGAGTTTGACGACTACAACTTGTTTCTTCGTGCAATGAGCGTTGCATTATCAGGAATGAAAAATGATGAAAAGGACTTTACAATTTATTCTGTTGGTCCTGCAAAAATCAATTCTTTTGTTTCAGAATTCTCAAACCTTTCAGAACGAGGCATGAAAGCCAGGGGTCGTAAGATAAAGTTTTATAAAGTTCCAGAGTCTTGGGTTCAAGAAAATATGGAGCACATAAACTATTTTGCATTCCTAAGTAAGCCAAAAGAATCTGTATCAAAATTAGTCCACTCTGCAGAATTAAAAAATGTAGAAGTTGGAATATTCCGTTATTAATAGAAAGAGTATCATGATAATCAATTCATTAGCACACATGGAAACAATTGTTTCAAAGAATAAAGAACTAGCATGGATAGGCTGGGATGTTGTAGAGCGTAAGAGATCAGATCTTGCCAGAACATCACCAAGCGGTGTACGTGTAAAAAATGCATGGTACCTACAGAAAACCTTTAACCTTAATCGTAATGGTTGGGATATTCCAAACAAATACGGTCAGTAAATGAAACAACATTTGTGGAAAGATGAAGCAGCCTGCCTTGGACTTGATACCAATATATTCTTTGATAAGTATGAAGAAGTTCTTGATGTCCGTCCAATTGTAGACTCAATGTGTCAACGATGCCCAGTAGCAAATATTTGTTTTGCTAACGGTGTTTCTGGCAAAGAGTATGGTGTTTGGGGTGGTGTATTCCTTGAACTGGGAAATATATCTAGAGAATTTAACAAGCATAAGACAAAGCAAGACTGGGCTAATACGTGGCAGTCATTGACAATGGAGAAGTAGTTGTATACAGATCAAATGCGTAGGGCTTTTCATTCTATCATTCCCCCAAATAATTTTAAGATAGAGTTAATTGATAATGAACATTTTTTAACAATTAAACTAGATGAATATGTATTTGCAAAAATGGTTCATGATGACAAAATACAGGCATTACAATATGTGCTGAATGCAAAAAAAGCATTAGAGATGGAAGGCGCAATAGTGTTAGTTACAAGAGAGGCTATTAAATGACAATCTTTATATCTATAGCATCTTTTCGTGATCCAGAACTTCCCTATACTATTAAGAGTGCTATCGACAATGCGAGTAATCCAGAAAACCTACACTTTGGTGTTGTTTATCAGGGCCTGCCATTAGAAATGCCAAACTTTGACTCAGTACCAAACCTATCCCTTGTAACTATGCACTCTAAAGAAGCCAGAGGTGCGGGGTATGCAAGAGCAAAGGCCATGGAACTATACAACAACCAAGACTACTTCCTTCAAATTGACTCACACACAAGGTTTGCAAAAGACTGGGACTCTATATCTATTGATCAACTAGAAAGGGCTAAGACTATTTCTGGTCATTCATCAGTTCTTCTTTCATATTTCCCTGCACCCTACGAGCCAGAAAGTAATGGCGGTATGCATTTAATCAAAAAACATCCAAAGATAAAGTCATATCCAACCAGACAGAAGATAGCCTTAAACAGAAGGAATCAATGGACAGCAGAAAGACTTGAGTTTATAAATAGAGTAAAAGAAGATCCAGAGATATCAGAAACTGTTCTTGGTGGTTTTATGTTTTCTTATGGAGCAATGGTTAATGCACTTCCATACGATGCAGATCTAAGTTTCTTTGGTGAGGAAATTTGTTTTGCTATGAGGGCTTGGACTAGAGGCTGGGATATTTATTCCCCTGCAAAAAATATTGTCTATCATTTTTATTCTCGTGGTGGGTACTATAAGATTTGGGGAGATAAAAATCTAAGAGGTTTGTCTTGGAAAGAGTTAGAAGAAATATCATACAAGAAACAAAGAAGAATCCTTTGTGGTGAAGAAGAGGGAATCTTTGGTGCTGGAAATGTTAGAAGTCTTGCAGAGTATGAGATCTTTACTAATACTAACTTTAAAGATTTTTATCATTTGACAAACACGCAGGATTAGGATATACTTAAAACATGTGGAGTGGGGATATGAAAGATATTTTTATTGTTGTTTTTGCAACATTGTCAGTTTGCTTTGCATTATCATATCTGTTGGTCTTAAGACAATCAATTAGACTTAAAAAAGATATTGCAAGACTTTTTATTGAAAATACTTTGCTACAAGAATATGCCGACATAACAAAATCTATCAAAGCAAAAGAAAATTCAGATGAATCAATACATAAAGAAAACTTTATTAAGTTTCTTTCTGACTCACGAGACTGGGCTTTCTCATATATTGAAAACGTACAAAAAGGATTAACCAAATTTGTTAATGATGTTGATGCAGATGTATCATACTTTGATGAATATGGAGAAGCACTGTCTATGTCAAGACCAGATTATCCATCTATGAAAAATATTTCAAAGGCATACAAAGAATTAAAAACACTGCTGCCAGAAGATGAAATAAGATAATGAAAGATATATTATTATCAACACTAACAGGTTTTGGATGTGGTGTTGTATTTGCTGCATTCAAATTGCCAGTACCAGCACCACCAGTTTTTGCGGGAGTCGCAGGAATTGTAGGGCTATGGGCTGGATATGCTATACTAATTAAAGTTCTATCCTAGGAGGAAACATGAACACAGAACAACTAAAGGCACTACTTGCATCATACGGACGTTCAGTCCTTGCATCAGGCCTTGCACTATACATGGCAGGCGTAACAGATCCAAAGGATCTATGGACTGCCCTTGTTGCAGCGATTGCACCAGTTGCAATTAGAGCAATCAATCCTAACGACAAGGCTTTTGGTATCTTGCCAGATGCTAAGGCCGTAGAGATGGCTCTGAAGGCTGCTAAGGCACCTGCAAAGAAGGCTGTCAAGAAGGCTGTTGCTAAGAAGGCAGCACCAAAGAAGTAATATTTACTTACAGAATTGCCAGTCTAGAGATAGGCTGGCTTTTTTGTTTTATGAGTTAATAATGTTTATATATTTTTCTTTTAATGATTCTCTTGAAAAATGTTCAAACCCTAAATTAAATGCTTTTGTTTTCATAGCCTGCTTATCACTAACAATATAGTTATCAATAAGTTCAGCAAGCGATTTAGGATTAACTGACCAAACATCTACAATTGCTTTTGCTTTAAACCTATCAATTCTTTCAGCCTCTAGTGTCCATTCATCTGGTAATACCGTTGTGTTTGGAGAAACCCTTGGCATAAATACTGGTAGGCCACTCATCAATGCCTCATTCATAGGCAGACATAATCCAGCATATCTTCTAGGTAATACCATTGCATCGTAACCATAGTATAGATCTTGTTTATTTACAACGTTATCGGTCTCTATAATAATTCTTTCATCTGTTGTTTTAATCTCTAAAGGTGTTTGTGTTTTAATAACTAATTTATAATCTTCCTTTGAATATTCAAGCATCTTAATAACAGTTTCTGTTCCGTTGCGATCTTTAACTGCTGCTTTGCCAGCAACATGTAGAATTCTTTTATGGTCTTGTGCATTTACATTTCTTACATTTTTAAATAACTCTGCGTCAGTTGGCGGCGGTAGATGAATAACTTCACATCTATGACCATATAGATTCTTAATATCATCTATGTGCCAAGTACTTGGAGCCAATAACACATCTGGTAATGACCAGTCTTCGTGTTGTAGGTTACCTAAAAATTCGTAGTTATATTGAAGGATGGTTTTTATACCAGCCATTCTAGCCATATCAATAAACTGTGGTGAGTAGAAGGTTTCACAACTAATAACAACGTCAAGGTTTCGTAAAAATTCTTTTATCTCACCCTGTCTAGGAAACCCTCTGTCTGTTGTAATACAATTATAGCCTGCATACCACTCTGGGTGCTGTCTGTTTTGATTAAAAAAACTTGAGTTAATGAGTAGAATCTTGTCAGGGTTTAGCATATCTACTAGTTCTCTGGTTTGATTACCCAGTCCAGTGTTGTCAGATCTTGCTATGATTCCTAGTCTCATTCTTTATATCCCCAGAACTTATCGTCTGTAGTGAATTTTCTATGACCATCACGACCATCTAGGTGGTAAGATCTTTTGATGTTTATATCAGGATGATAGATCCATAACTTATGCATATTCCAGCCATCTTCGTTAAAAATATCATATGGCAAAATATCATCTTGAACCTTGCCGTGAAAAGTGTCTTCTATAAAAAAGAATTTGTCACATGATGGCAAGACAACATCTCTATAATAACTTTTGGTTGTTAGGTGTGGACGTTGGCTCCATTGAGCAGTCTTTAAAAACCCATCCTCTAAATCAAACATTAAATGTTCGTGAGGTTCTGGAATAAAGGCCTCAAAGTGAAAACGAATAGTATTTGCTTTGCCATACTCAATCATGTCTAAACATTTTTCCCAATCAATAGGATCAGTTGTAAGAGGAGCATCTCCTTCAATATAAAGAAGCAATGATGTTTTTATTTCTGGCATTGTTAGTCGCATCATTCCTGTTTGGTGGATATGACTTTCAAAAACCATTGGCAGAACATTTTTATATTCATGTAAGCATTTCCATAAAATACGATTTTTATATTCATCATAGTCTGACTTGCGGTGACTTTGTTCTCTTCTTAATCCATCAATCTGCATAATTATTTCATTATCTGGAAAATGAAATCTAATAGACTTAATTGTTTCATCTATGATATCTGTATTAGGATGAGATGGCAAAACAGAAGTTACCAAAACAATAGTTATATCTCTTTTATGCATTTAGTTGCTCCATTATCTTAATACCCAGATCTCTTTTATATTTAATCCACCAACCAACAACCCTGTGCATGTTATTTGGATAGTTGTCTAGTAACTCTGGTAGAAGTTTTTCAATATTGTTCCAATTATCTACAGATTCAACAGGAAACTCAGGACCAAACATTTTCATATAAAACTTTGTTTCTGTCATGCTTGGATCTAGTTTATCTGCAATTGGAAGGGTCAACAACTCTATTGATTCAAAGAATCTAAATGTATCTATTACTGCTGCCCCAGATGGGCATGGAGCAATCTTTGCACTTGAAAGTTTAGCATAGTAATCTTTTGGCTTATCTCCTAAAGAAAATCCTCTTGTTGGTCCATAGAGTGAATTTTTTAGGATTGGCATAACCAATGCTAACTCTTTTCTTCTTGAGTGCGTTATCTGTCCACCAAAGTACACATCATATTCTTTTTCTTTATATTCTGGAGCGTTGTCCTTTAGGTGTTGTGGAACTCCAATTGGCATCTTGTTATATTGATCATGCTTTTCATGAGGGTATTGAATCCATATCTCAATATTATTATGCCTAATTTTACTTACATCAAACCTAGCATTCTCATCTCCATTAATAAATAAAACAACTCTAGAAAGTTTATTTAATTCATTAGACAAGAGTTCTTCATTACCAGCAGTCTGAGGTCCAGGAATTACAACAAAGGCTTTATCTCCTTTTGGAATCTCTGTAACCCTTGTTTGATCTACTCCATGTTTATCAAATATTTCTTTTAATAATCCATAATCCCATTTGTCATTTGCATAGTCTTGTCCATCATGAGAATATAAGTATGCACTAATCAATTTAATACCTTCCAAAGTTTTTCTTCTACAATAAGTTCATTAATTAAATCTTCATTTATTATTGATGGATTGCTTGCATAAATTATCTGTGAGTTATATTTTTTTATTGCATTTATTTTATTTTTTGTAAAGTTAATAGAAATATTTTGTAAATTATGAATAGACTTGAACTTATTTAATCTTGATTGATATAGTTCTGGGTATGCAATTCTATATGGAAGTTCTGCATATACAAAATATTTTTTATCAAAATGTTTCATTAAATTAAATAAAGTATCTGATAAAAAAATGTGGTCTGGGTGATGAATTCCTACTGGAATATATATATTATCAAAATCTACAATTATAGATTTTATCCAATCTATTAAATTATCTTCATTTTGTTTTCCATAAACATCATCTAATAGATCACCATTAACAACCTTAGCATTTATCATAGCACATGCTTCATCGTGCTCTTGTCTTAATGTGTTATGTTTTTTATATCCAACTTCATCTGTTGGTATACCAGCAAATGCTGCTGCAACTGTAAAAACATCACCAATATTGTCAATAATGTAATCACCTAAAGAAAAAATTGCATCATCTGTATGTGGACAAAAAATTAAATTACTCATAAAATAAATGTACCTCATGTTGATAATCTAAAAGAGTTTCTTTATATCCTAATCCTTTTATCCATTGTCTAAGATTATATAAAGATTCATTCCATTGCTGTAACATAAACTCAGGGTGTCCAGATAACCAAATCTTTGGTTTGTGCTCTCTAAGCACCTTCTCAGCCCCTCCTAGGACCCTCCACTCACTGCCCTCTACGTCCAATGAAATGGCGGTAGGTGGCTTAATACCGTGATCATATACACAAGAGTCTATAGTAATCTGACCATAGGTTTCTCCTTCAAGGTATAGTTCTTTAAATCCGTGGGCTGCTTCAATTACATCGTTAACTTCTGGTGGCCATTCATTATAGTATATTCTTGAAAGACTATTTATCTTATCAGATGCAAATCCAGGAATACAAACCATTGGAAGATCTAGATTGTTTGCACTCCAGAGTAGTGGAAAGTGTGACCAGACTTTGGGGTTTGGCTCAAATACAACTACTTCCGCACCCCACATTTGACATAGTGCAGCAAACTCGCCCTCTTCTGCACCAACGTAATACATAACATCTCCAGAAAAAATATTTTCAGACATGTGTTTTAGTCTTGGCTTTTCCCAACCATGTGGTTGATACCAATCAGGACGTGCAGCACGATGCTCTGGTAAAGTAATTTCAAACTCACCATTAACTATTACTGTTCTCATTTCTGTCATTTTTATGCCTCCTATTTAGTTCCATCTTGAATAGCGGAATGGCAGGCTGCACATACCTTAACCTGTAATTTTCCACCAATAGAAACCTGTAAATTTTCATCAACAGACGTTGATTTAAAAGAATTTCCACAACGACAAGAAACAACTACCTCAACAAATATTTGTTTTTTTCTTTGAGATTCTTTTTTTATCCATTCATTGTGATAGTCATTTGTAAAATATCCTAGACCTTTTCCTGAGTCATTAAAAGGATAAAAATAACACTTGTATGGACTTGCGTCTGTTCCAGGATATATACCCCATTTTTCATTATAATATTCTCTTTGATTCATTTCTGGATTAACAGGATTAATACCACCAAGTTGAACACTATGAGCCATTATTGTATCTTTAATATCTATTTTAACGTTTTGCCATATAGTTTTATTTTCTTTTATTGTTTTCCAATGATCATCATATTCTAATAAAAGTGCTCTCTGTATTCTCATACTATAATCTAAATCTTCATACCCATATGGCGTAAAGTTTGTATCCCATAATCCAACCTTATCAATTAAGGTTTTATGAAAAGCAATAAAGTGCCAACCAAAAACTCCAAGGGATTCAACTATTACATGTTTTGTATCTTTTAATATTTCAATAAAATCTAAACCTCCTGGCTCACCAAATCTAACAGCAGCACTCATAACTATATACCAGTCAGCACCGTCATCATACATTTTTTGTATTCCAAGATTGTGGCTTGCCGAAAACCCAATATTGTTTTCAGTATTATCAATTTCAAAAACATTTTCTAGTTTACATGTTGCCATAAGACTGTCCCTAAAAGACTTAATTCTGTATGGAAGACCAACAACGTATTTCATTTGTTAAAAATATCCTGATTTACCCAAGTTTTTGGTGTAAGGTAATTTTTAATTTCAACTGGTAAATTAAAGTTAAATGGTCCAGTGCCACGACTTGCCACCCACTCAACCATAGAATTTAAGATTTCTTTTAATTCGTAGTGTGTCTCATAGTTAAGCAGTTTTCTTGCTTTTTCTGCTGAGCAGTGCGCCAACTTTACTTCAGATGGTCTTGAGTCTAAGTATATTGGACTTAAGTCAAAATCAAGGATTGATGCAATCTCTTCTGCTAAATGATTAATAGTTATAAAATTGTTATCAGGACCAATATTAATTACCTCTCTATTGGCTACATCAGAAAAAATAACCTTATGAAATGGATCTATAATATCTCTTATGTCAGAGAAACATCTCTTTTGGTTTCCATCACCATAAATTATTGGTTGTCTGTTTTGTAGCATACGATTAATCATAATCCCAGCAACATTTCTAAACGGGTCTGTATAATTTTGTCCATAGCCAACCACATTGTGTGGAACTAAAATTACAAACTCCATTCCGTGTGTTTCAGAAAGATTTTTTAGTGTTAATTCAAATGCATGTTTTGCTATGCCATACGGATCTTGTGGCTTAGGAGTCATATTTTCTGTAAACGGAAGAGTATCTTGCATACCATATCTTGCCATGCTTGATGTGTATACAAACTTTTTAACTCCTGCCTGTATTGCACAAGTCAAAACGTTCATAGAGTTACCGTACGTGTTGTCAGTAATAAATTTAGGAGAAAAAACAGAAAGTCCTTCATGAGCAGTACATGCTGCATGTATTACAACTTCAATGTCTTTAAAGTCTTCCTTGGTTAGATCATTACAGTCTTTATTAACCCATTTAATTTCTGAAGGTATATTATCAATATAGCCACCAACTAAATTATCTACTCCGATAATATTATGATTTGAAAGACTCCTTGCAATGTTACTTCCTAATAGACCAGCAACACCAGTAATTAATATATTCATTTTATTCCTAACTCATTAAGTATTGCAGTCCATCTATGGACATAAGTATGTTCTTTCTTTGTACGGTTATTACCATTGACTCTGATTCTTTCTCGTACCAAAGAGTTTTCAAGATATTGATCTATCTTATCTCTTAAGTCATTAAAGTCTCCATGCTTGTAGAATACAACTTCATCAGGCATAAAGTATTCATCTAAGCCTTTAATCTCGGGGTAGATAGTAAAACCACCACGACCAGTAGATTCAAACAATCTATCACTAGTGTAATAAGGATACTCAAATCCTATGTTAAGGCTATCTCCAACTGCAATCTTGCTCTTAGCATAGATACGGTTTAGCGCATCGCCACGAATAGTTCCTGTGTCGCCATCTCCACCAACGTGAAGGAATCGTTTGCCGTATGTCTTTCTTAAGAAGTCAATTAGTTCTGGACGATACTTATGTTCATGGTGATATCTTTTGCTGCCAACAAAGATAACATCGTACTCAAAGTTTTGTGTGTCATAGTCTGGGTGGATATAACATTCTTTATCGTATACCCCTGCAGGCATGAAGTGGCCTTTGACGGCGGTATTGTGATCAAACCAATCAGCCATAAGTTTATCTACAGTAAAGAAATGTCCAATAGTTCTATAGAAACTATCATGCTTAAGATCATTTTGTCTATCAAGGCCAAACCATAAGTCTAAATGATATGTCATAGTAGGAACACCAGCAGAGTTAAGTTTATTAAGAACGTCATCCATTGAGATGTTTCCACCAGTTTCCCAGCCATGTGTGTGCACCCAGATAAACAGATCAGACCCTAATGCTTTTTCTAGGATAGTTTGGGTCTTGGCCTTACGCTCCTGCAATTTTGTGACGGTATGGCCTAAAGACTCTAGACTACTAGCATGATGATTCTCACTACTATAAGAGACTTCAAAGTTACCAAGAAAAACTATATTAGCCAAGACTACCCCTTTGTTTTATTCTATTATAGCATCCCTGGTAGGATTTGAACCTACGACTTACACCTTAGAAGGGTGTCACTCTTCCGCTGAGTTACAGAGATCTGGTACACCAGATAGGACTTGAACCTATGATAGCCGAATTATGAGTTCGGTGCCTTAACCAACTTGGCTACTGGTGCTTAAGTAATTAATTGCTCTTTTTAATCTATCTACATTATCTTGGAATACCCCAAGACCACGGTTACAGTTATGGCAGATATGTCCTCTAAAACTATTAGTGATATGGTCATGATCTACTACCCAGATACTAGCATTTCCACCAGTACCCTTGAGTTCTTGTTCACTCTTTAAACAGATGGGGCAGATGTGATCTTCTTCTGGATAACCCCAAACCTTCCTTAGTTCTAGCCTTTGCTTTGCCAATTTGGAAGCACAAGACCTACACTCTGGCCTTAAGTACTTTCCACCAGAAGATGGAGAAAACTGGGACTTATCTAAGTTAAGCCCACATTTGCTACAAACCTTAATTTACTTGACCTTGTAGGTCATAACAAAATAACATGCTACATACCCAGCAATAAATGCAGGGATCAAAACTAAAGCATTAATCATCTTCTTCCTCAAATTCTCTCAGGGCATTGTTATTATCATTACAATAATTACAATCACCGAACTCTAATCTATTCCCGCAATAATTACAAAACATCGTTCTCCTTGTATACCTATTCTATCAGGTCTAGACTAATATTTATCTGGTATTTCATCAAACCTACGATAACCTTTTCTAACCAGTAACCTTGCTATTTGAAATGTAGCAAGTAAATATCCAAATAGCATTCCGTATAATATATGTAAAAGCATTAATCAATCCTATCTAAATCTTCAAGACTGTATACTCCGTATAAAGTCATCATTTCTTCAGGACTAAACTCTAGGTCAAACTCTTCTTCAGTATCCACCTGTACACTCATTTCTTGTGTGATATAGTCTAATCTTTGTCATAATTTTGCGGGACGGGGCAGAAAGATCTTCCTTACAAGTTAAACACTTATAAGACCATTCCCCAGTAAAAAAATCATGTACATAACCCTTTGCGTTAGCATACTTTTTGGCTACAAAGGTTTGGAATGGATCAGGAATCTCAAGATTAATCATCTTTATCCCAGTAGGCTTTACCAAGGGCATCGTAATCATCCCAGCCTTCATCTGCCATATCTATTCTCATCTGATCTATCTCGTTCTTCCATTTATCAGTATCTATTTGGTAATATGTGCCCCACCATTCGTAAGGTTTGTTAAGCAGTACCCACATTTTTGCGTGGTATTTATAACGAAACCCTAAGTTACTATCTAACTCCTCATCTAAGTCAATAGCCTTAACAAGGTGATTACCAGCATATTCCCCACAGAAATTTCCTATCCATCGTAATGGAAGAATCTTAGTCTTTTGAATCTTTGTTGAATGGTTCATCTTTAGGTACCCACACTTTCTTTCCATCTTTCCATACAGGCCAATAACCTAGGCTACGCCAGTCCATTTGGGCTATCTTAGGCTCTTTCATCGCTCTCCCATAAAACTAGACACTTAGTACATTGTATACCTAATTCACGCATATACCAAGTATGGCTACACTCTTTTGCCATATGCACACCAAATTCTGCTATCTGTCATGGTTTGATGAAGTTCCCAGAATAGTGGATCTTTAAGGCTCATCTCACACTTTGCACATTGGTTAGGCTTCATATACTCTCCTAAGAAAGTCTTTCATATGCATCTGTTCTTTATCTAAAGACTTCCAATGTCTATGAGACTGTATATAGACTACCCCGTATGCAAGGGCAGAAAATATAAATCCGTACTGTTTTGTAGCAACAGCATAAACTATCCACAGGGTCTCATTAAATAAAAGAATATACCAGCCAAAGAAACTTTTACGACCTACAAAGTATATTCCTGACACCCCAATGACAGCGAGCACCCAAGAAGCATAGTTGTCCATAAATTGGTTCATATATCCAGTATACCTTAAGTTGAGGGTTTGGTCAAGTAACTAACGAATACCCGTAATCAAATGTTATTTACTCAAAATCCACTTGTTTTTCAAACCACCGAGTCATATAATTATCCAATCCTCGTGCAACCTTTGCTGCTTCTATACGCATACCCAAGGCATTGGTAACTGAGTCTTTAATTTCTATGGCCTCAATAGCCCTGGCAATCTCTTCTCGTAATGTCATTTCGTCTATGCTCATATATCCATTATACAGTTCGGCGGATAGTTTGTCAAGTTCGGCGCAAAATAGGATTTACAAACCTCCCCCTGAGTCTAACGACTCACCATTGGTTAATAGCCTAATTTTGCACGGTATATCAAGAATGCCTCAACATTAAGAGTGTTCCTTACACACAGGCATAGGTATATTCTCCACAGTGGTAAAGGAATGTCTAGGTTTGGAACATATATAACATAGACTCCATAGTTCTTTATTATTTAATCGTACCTTGTTAAAATATTTTTGTTGCAGATCCTGTTTTTCCTTTTTGGATGGCATAAGCCTAGTATAGCCTATAAGTTATCAAGGTTTGTAGGCTCTTTCATAGCCCCACAGACAGTACAGGTTACTTGACCATCAAGGTCTAGTTCATAGTTGCAGCCATACTTTGTACATGTCATACCTACATCATATCAGAAAATTCGGGGGAAGTAAAGCCAGTATCGTAATGTCTAGTATAAGATACAAACCTCTATAGCCAGACAGCCCCATATGCCAGATAGCCAGAGAGATCAATACCCTGGTTTATCCACCCATACGGATTTGTTGCAGATAAGCCATGTAGTTTAGAAAGATAAATAGGCCTAACATTATGATCAAAAAAGGTTTCATATATCCATGATATCACAGAGTTATCCACAGGTGGGATGTAAGGTTTTAAGGTTTGTTAGCATAGTTATCCACAGGGTTATGCACAGGTTTGATAAAGTTATCCACAGATTTACTGTAGTTATCCACAGGTTAAATGTTACTGATATTTTTTAGATTTATCTTAAAGTGGAGGAAAGTGGAGGATAGTGGGTAATGGCGCATTTATACAGAAGGGATCGTAATGTCTTGGGGGCCCCAAACCTCCTATCACAAAACCTTCACATTGTCAAACCTTCAAACCTTACAAACCTTGCTGGATTATACCCCCAAACCTCCCATTTGTCAACTCTAAAACCCTACACAAAATGGCAGAAAATGTCCAATAAAATCATATAAAGGTTTGATAATATTTAAAAATATCTAGAAAACCAGGGAAAAATATAACCCCTTCGTAATGTCTTTTATACTAGGGGGTTTGGTATATTTTCTGATCCCCGCCTGCAAATGTGTAACAGGATTAGGACTTATGCTGGCGCCGCAGGACCGCCAAAATGCGGCGGTATAAAGAAGGATGTCCTTTATCCCTAGTATAACTACGAGAGTTACCAAACCTTGCAAAGTATCTTCTGGGCATACAACTATTATACTCTGGTTTATAAGGTTTGTACAATATAAGGTTTGTCCATGATTGGGGAAAAGTTTTTAGGGCTTCGTAATGTCTTGTAAGGTTTTACAATTGACCTGCGGAGGCTATCTCCAACAGTTCATCAAGCGTCATACCTTCCATGATGTCATCAGGATCTACTTTAAGGGAGGCAACGAACATCTCAAAGGTATCTATAACATACCTGCGTCCATCATCTGATAACTCTACTACCAAACCTTGACTTGTCAAAAAAGCCAGGGGAAGGCCAAGATCATTAAACTCTACAAAACTTCTAAACTCTTTACTATCACCATAGTTAGAATGCAACTCACCTAGAATTCCACATACCGTTTCAAAATTAGCCATAGTTCAAGTATAGCAGAGGTATGATTGGGGAAAAATTTTAGATGGTTCGTAATAAGTTTTTAGGAAATATGGTTTGTAAGGTTTGATGGTTTGAAATACAATAGGCGCCCCGCCTGGGGCAGGGCATGTCTAACTAGATTATTCTTCTAATTCATTGACTATCTGTTGAAATGTCTCAAAGTCCTCTTTAGCATCTAAGTCTAAGAACTCCACCAAAATGTCATAGGCTTCATCTATAAGTTTAATAGACTCTTCTTTTGGTGTTACCAACTCCGCATTTATAAGATAAGCCAACGGCAGGCTTAAGTCAGCGTATCTTATTAGTTCATGTAAATCATACTCTTCTACAAAATCTTCTTCCTTCTCTTCATCTTTATGATGAACCCAAAGGTCTGATAGAATTCTACATTTATTTTCAAGGTTCTGCATGATACTCCCCATACTTATCTAATTTGGCTACTTCTCTATTATACACTGCCGCCTCTAAAACTTCAATAGCACGGACAGACCACAGATAAGAATTAGAATGAACTAAGTGATAGCCCACCACATCTAAATCTAGAGTCAGGTCAGAAAGAAGCATAGCCATTTTCTTGGCTACCTTCTCCTCGTTTGTTATAGTAACTGCTCTGCTTATTTTATACATAGATACCTTCCATTATAGCAAAAAAGGAGGTGGAGGGCAACCCACCACAGTTCGCCCCCCACCGTAAGTGCGAGAGTGACCCTACTCCCCCACCAGCGCAGCCACAGGCAAATACGCCTGTACAAATAAATCCCAGTCTGCTTTAACATTACCGTCAATAACTACTTCCTGAATAATGTCAACAATAACTGTTTGATCACCTAGGTCAGATGATGTATCATTAATAGCATAAATTCCAAAGCCTGTTGACTCTAGGATACTGTCTTGGATAAGATAACTAATAATCATACGTGTTACATATGCCTCATCGCTCCAACGTGGTCGTGCATGGTTTAATGCCATTGCTAGGTCCCTTTGCCATTCATCCTGACCCCAATGACTGTAGAGCACCACTGCAGGTTTGTCTTCACGGTCTTTAAATACAAAGTTAATACGTGCTCCCATTAGTCTTGCTCCTCATCTAGGTTACCCTCAAAGTCAATGACAACCATGCTAACACGACCATCACTATTTAATTTAACGTAGACAGGGTATTGTCCGTCTCCATACCCCGTATTAAATACAACCGCTTTGTGTAAGCCAACACTTCCAAAGGAATGTGCTAAGGTGGTTGCACTTGCACCTTGATAGGAATACTCGCCAACTTTTCCTTCTAGGTTCCATTCATCATTGGTATTATTATCCCAATCATCTAGGTAACAAGGGTCACCGACCATTGCTTGGCCTGAGTCTACCGCAAACATACCAGCAAACTCTAAATCCTCTAATAGGTCATCTTTCATTTTTTCTCCTCTAGGTGTGTTTCTTTAATTATCTCACTATTGTCATCATCTGTCAAGTCGTTATCATCCTCAAACATTGTGTCCACAATGTAGTCTCTACTTAACATCCAGTCTTGTACGTCTTCATGATGTTGCTCTGCTCCATACTCCAGGGAGAACCCCATACCAGCCCCTACAGCCTCACATAGGTGGTCCCACATGTCATCCTTGGTAACGTTGGCCTTGTAGGTCTCGTCCTCTAGGATGTTATTAATTGTTGACCATGTCCATAGCCATACTAGTGAAAGGCCAAGATCTGTAGTGTCAAGAATCTCTAAGCACTTATCTAATTTATTTTTATCTTCTGGTTTCATGGTGTTACCTTCCTATATTCTGGTACCTTGGTGTCTAAGTATATCTTGTGGGTCTGACATTCTTTAACTAACTCTAGGTCTGCTTCGCCAAGCCAATTACAGTTGCCACAGATTTCTCCGCAGTCATTTTCACAGTATTCCATTTGATTAGTTGCATCACAGTCACGGCATTGGTTGTCGTATTCTGACTCTGAGATAATTTCACCACGAAGCAATTCCATTTCTCCACCCCAGCCTGTCTCTTCCTCATATGATAAAGTAAAGAGTAATGTTGGGTATTGTGCAGATAGTTTTTGGAGAGCAGGCATAGGTCGGGACCAAGCAGTATTAAAGTTATAATGAACTACATAGTTCTCACCATTTACTGCTTCCTCAATAGTTGTATCAGGATACTTATTGTCTTCTGCTACGGCAACATCCCATTTAGTTCCCCACTCACGGACATTAAAGTTATACCAGTCATTAGTATCAAACTTCATTGACTCAGAAAAATCGGTATGACGAGGAGGTTGTCCATGATAAACTTCATCAGTAATACCAGCATCTTTATAGTTATAGATATTATGAAAAGCAAAGATAGGATTAACATACTTAGTCTGCTTAACCTGATACGCTAAATCACCATTAGGAGTAATAGAATAAACAAAAGGCTTGTTCATTTGTGTAATTAAAGATTTGACTTGCTCAGGATTACCCTCTATGGTTAATCCGTTAAATACCCAGTTTGGCATGGTGGCTTCTTTCTGTTTGGTGGTTTAATATAATTCTACAGTAATGTCAGCAGGTTGTCAACTGCAATCGACTATTGTTCATCTAATTCTATAGATGAAATGTATTCCTTATCAAATATAATATGATAAGCAGCAGAAAGTCCATCTACCAAACCACTAGCCTCTGTGCGTTCCATAGATAGCATTGCGTCTGAGTAGTCTCCATCTTCTTCTTCTTTGGCTATCTCCAAGAAATCTAAAGTAGCCTTGTCAATCATCTGTTCTAACATTTCTTGCGGGGTCATCGCTTCTCCTCTATGTGTTTACGGTCTATAGATAAATTATAAGTCATGACATATGTATTTGTCAAGGCTTGTAGATACCCTTCCAAAAATCTGTCGTCATTATCTCCGTCCATAACTTCTTCTGTCTCCAGCATTTCAACCTTTAGGTAGCCGTGGATAACATCAATTAATGGGATAGTTACATCTTCAAGGGCTTTGACTAAATATTCGGGGATGAATGGATACTTATCACTCATCAATAACCTCCAGTATATGGTCTATACAGACAATGGCTCCAGTTAAATAGTTGTGGGTTGCGTCCTTGCTTGGTAAGTCTTCAAGGCTATCCCTGTCTTGTATTAATGATATGCGATGTATCTTTAGATATTGGGTTAGTGTATTTAGGTCCATATACTAATTATAGGGGTTGGTGTTAATTTTTACAAGTTGTGGGGGTGTGACTTCAATCACAGGTTCAAAGAGGGGAGCATTGCCGTCTGATACCCCAATATTAATTACATTAACAGATCCACAGGTGCAAAGCGGTTGAAAACATTCAGACCTATCTTTCAGGGTAGTTATCTCAATAAGAGCATCACAGTCAGTACATAGATAATCATACTTAGTCCACTTCCACATTAGTCAAAGTACCCTTCTGCCCATAGGCCTTGTAGGAATTCCCTAGTAGTAACTAAATAGTTATAAATAGCAGGATTCTCATCAGAGTT